TGCCGCCCAAGTTGCTGCCAACATTCCACACATTGGCGAGTGCATCGTTGTTATTTGGCTTGGCGTAAGTCGTGACGGCACTAGTGTCTTTGCCTTCCTGCACAGCTGTGATGTCCAACAAATTGCGGCCCACCCTAACCAAAACAACCTCATCTATGGCAGGAGTGAAAACGCGCGTCATAGAAAGCATGCCGTAACGCGAGCTGGTTACAACATCCTTGAAGCCCATACCAAGGTTAAAGTATTGGTAGTCGCCATCACTGACTAGTGATCCACGCTCTAAAATCTTGGACCGTTTGTGAAATGCACACACTTCCTCGACCACAATTTGGTTGATTGTGCGTGGTGTGCTTTGCTCCTGGTTGACCCAACCACTTGACGCCACCCAGTCAGTACCATTGTACACTTCAATGCCTCCAAAGTATGTCTTGGCACCTCTGTCACCTATCAGCGTTTCACCAAGGTTTATCTCCGTTCTGCCTGTATCGGTGTGCGCTCGGTGTGTGAATTTGCTGACGGCTTGTACTTCTCCATTTGCCTTCCTGTAGGCTCCAACCTCTACAAAACGAACTGTTAAGCTGTTGCCATAGGTGTTGTCTACATTGTTTGCCGAATCGTAGGCAAGAAGCTTTGGCAACAATGTGAGGTCTGTGAATGGTCCATTGCTGCTCGGTAATGCTCGACTCAAACCAAATTCAAATTGCACCACGAAATCAAAGTTTTCGTTGGCGTCATGCAGATATCCTTGCTCTGTGTTGCTCCTATTGAGGTAGCTGTAAGTGCCAACATCTGATGACCAAGCTGCCACGTTTACACTGCCTGGTGTGTAGTTGACATTGTCCGTAAATGTACTTGGTCTGCCTTCTGGGTTGCTGTTCAATTGATGCGCTGCCAATTCGTTGAGCGTGGACAACACGTTGTTGTAATAGATTTTGTCGCCGTTGTCGTCGGTCAACGTAATAGAAAATGTTGGAATTAATCTCTTCAGCCTGTCGCCACCAGTGAAAGAATAGCTGTTTTCGTTTTGTATCCTTATGCTGCCTCTTATTACCAACTGGTCACCAGATTCGTAGGTATCATTGGAATCATAAAGCTGCGTGTTGGGTGCGACATTAGTTCCATAGATAACACCTTGATCACCTTGCGTGTTGCGAATCAATCGAACGTCACCAGCTGGAGGCAAGAAAGTCCGCGTCCAGTTGGCGCCTTTGATGTTTTCGTAGACAGGCGTGAACGGTGAATAGCTGCCGTTAAAATGGTAATCATCTTCATATGTAGTCAATGCAGATTCACTGCCATCCCATTTGTAATTGCGGCCTGAAATGGTGCCGTAGTCTGTGACGGCTGTCCAGAACCTCAAAAAACAATCCTGAATTGATACCGCAAGATTCAATGTAAGACAAATGCTTTCCAGCACATCGTATGCGCTGAAGTATTCGTTGACTCCGTCCTGCCCTTGCTTGTGGAATGTCCTGTGATGAACGCGCATGCGTTTTGGCGTACCACTGGACGTACTAGGTGGATAGGCGCTGTACAACTCATCGTCCACGCTGATGTTGCTTTCTGCTATTACTAAACGCGGTGCACCGCCATAAAGTGCGCCAATAGCTTGCGCCACATCGAACAAAAGGTGCTTGCTCTGCACGTTTTCAATGTGCTGTTTTATTGTCTGGTGGTCGGTGTAGGGATTGCCAGCGTTGTTGTACTTGACATCGCGCAACATAGCCAGGCCGTCAGTGCCAACAAAGGTTGCTTGCACGTTGTCGGCATCGTCTGCTATGCTAGTAGCTTCTGGAAGGATGACGTAGAAGGGTGAGGCTTGTCGTGAACTCGTTGTGATATTTGTGCGCACTTGCATGAAAAACAGGCCGTCTGCTCCAGTAGCCATGTCAGACAACACGCTTTCCAGCTCTGTTGGGTTTTCCCAAATAGTTGTCACCTCAAGCTTTTGCGTCCAGATGCCTGGCATCAACGCGGTTTGGCTTGGACCTTCATAGCTTTCTCTGAAGCCGTCAGGCCCTAGGTGGAATTCCCTGCCTAGGTCTGTGCCAGAGGTATGCTTGTACAGCACAACGTACCTTGTTTCGCCTCTTTGGTTTACTCCTTTGCCGTATGCGACTCTGTGGTAGCTCATGCGTAACGTTGTCTGTCGGTGGTGGTACGTGTGTTGCTCAAGTAGATGTCACTGCCGCTGATGCGTCCAAATACCTCTACTGCGTTGCTGCTCATCATGTCTTTTAATTTAGACAATGGCGCGATAACCTCGGGATCTATCCTTGCGTTTCTGTTATCACCAACCAGTGCAGTAGTTGGACCAAACGCAAGGCCGCCATTGGCTAGGGCTGGAATTTGTACGCTGTTGATCAGTCCCATGCCTGCACCAATAAGGCCAGCCATAAGGAGCGGGAAGGCTGGGCCTGCCTTTGCTGATCCTGTTGCTGCATTCTCTACAACTTTGGCCTTTGCCGCTGCCAAGTATGCCAACACAACTTGTTTGGCAACTAGCAAGGCGGCAGCACCAAATGACATTGAATCTTGTACAGCTTGCTGCACTCCACTTGAGAAAGCGTCAAGCATTGTTTTCATGCTGTCGCTCATTTTCTCAACGTTGTCGGTGACGTTGGCACTTACCTCAACTGTGACGGCTTCAAGTTTTTTGAATAGGTCTGTGACTGTTTGAGTAGCTGGCGCCAAGGACTCCTCAACTGCTGCACTAGCTCCACTAAAGAGGGAGCTAAAGCGCTCCATGATTTCGGCACGTGTAGGCAAGGCGTCTTCACCTAACAAGTCAATCTCCTCCGCATAGATAGCCTCATTGACTGCATCAATTAAGTCGGAGCCTATTTCTGCGCCTGTCGTCACTACGTCAACAGCAACATCTTTAAGGCCTGTTGTAATGGTGTCAAACGCTCCGCTAAAGTCGCCAGAGATGAGTTGCGACAATGACTTTACAAGCGTGCTAATAATGTCAAGGGCTGCACGGAATGCTGTGGCAATTGCTTTGCCTAGATTTGTGAATGCAGTTTGGACAAAGGCCACCACGATGCGAATAGGTACAATCTTGTTGTACAGCATGATCATGAGGTTGGCCACCTGGGTAATAATGGGACGCACGTCATCGTAGAAGTAGACAAACGCTGCAACGAGCGCACCAATGGCCAACACGCTTGCGCTAATAGGTGACGTTATCAAAGTCAAGCCTTGCACAATCTTTGGCAAGATGACAAGCAACGGTCCAAACGATGCGGTTACACCAGCAATGGCAATGCCAATTTGTTTAGTGCTGTCGTCTAGTTCTGTGAACTTCTGCGCCAGGTTAGTGAAGGCGTCCAGTGCTTTGCTGGCAAATGGTAACAACTCTTTGCCTAATGATGCCGCTGCAAATTTTGCTGTGTCTAGTGCTGTGCTGAACTTGCCACTTACAGTGTTGCTCAAGCGGAGCATTGACCCTTCAAACAATCCTCCCTCTTCCGTCAATCCTCGCAGCACATCGTTGAACTGCTCAACACTGACAGCACCTGCACCAAGTTTATCAGCTGGCAAGCCTGTTGCTTCGCTTAAAGCTGCGAACACTCCAATACCACGCTCGGCCAACTGGTTGAGGCTCTCAAGTTCCACCTTGCCTTTGGCGTTTACCTTCGCAAAGATGGCTGCAATTTCGTCGATGTTGTTGCCACTACCTGCAGCAATGTCACCAAGGAACTGCAACTGTTCGTTGACTTGCGACACATCTGTGCCGCTTGCAATAAGCTGACGCGCTGACTTGGCAACTGCGTCAATTTGAAATGGCGTCTTGGCAGTGAAGTTGTTCAGCTGCTGCATCATTTTTGCAGCCTGTTCCGTGCCTCCTGTCAAGCTAACAAACGATGTTTCCAGAGTCTGCAAGTCTGCTGCGCTCTTTAATGCCGCTGCACCCACGCCAATGATTGGCAAGGTTACACTACGCGTCATGTCCTGACCAAGCTTTGTGATGTTGCTGGTCATAGAGCGCATGTTGCGCTGCACCCTTCCGAGGCTCTTATTTAGATTGCGCGTATCTGCGCCAATCCGTACTACGAGGTCACCTAGTTTTGCCATCTTCTTCTGTTGCTAGTGCCATGAGCTGCGACCAGCCCTGACCTGGATTCTTTTTATTTGATTCTTCCCACGGGAAGGTTGCAAGGTCTTTTGGTTTAATGCTTGCTCCCTTCTTGGTGTGTACGTTCAACAACAACGCGGTTTGCCATCGGACGCGCTCCCAATTGGAACGGTCAAACTGTTCCTGGGATTTGCATCGACCACGCACCGCGTTGCCAAACTCACGAAATGTGAAGTTATAGAGGGAGTCAGGCGTAAGGCCCAAAAGCCCTAGGCCCAACTCCTCTATTTCGTCCCATTCAAGTGGATCTCCTGACTTGTCTCCGTCGTTTTTTTTTCTGGCGACATTGACTCTTCAATGACCTTCATCACCGCTGGCAAATCAGTCACATCCACAAGCCCTAGAAAATCGTCAATTTCCATTTTGAATTCCATGCCTTGCTTGCGGCATCCCTCCTGTACGAAGTAGTACAACAGTTCTGGCATCATGGTCACGTCCTCGCTGTCAAGTGTTGCCACCTTGTTGCCTGTGGCGCGTTCAAAGGAACGCCAGGCACGCATGTTGGCCTTGACGGGAAACGTCTGGTTGTCTAGGGTAATTGTCATGAATTAGCTTTGTGCTTGGAAGGTGATAGCGCTGACGCACTCAAGAGTGCAAGTGTAAGAAGCATTGTCTTCTGTTCCTGCGCTCAATTCCAAAGAAGTGATGTAGGCCTCAAAGACAATCTCTTGGTCACCTACAATATTTGCTCCTGCATTGTCCCAATCAACTGCGTTAATTGACACATCCTGCTTTGCACCAGCTAGAAAATCAGTCATCAACTCGTTGTAGCCATTGGTTGCGTTTTGCGCATAGAAGGCTGTAAAGTTGACGGACAAAGATTTCAAGCCTGGAAGCAACGCGCGATATCCGCCATTGTTTTTGCTTGTGGTGTCGCGTGTTTCTGTTGACACGCTAACGCTCAAATCTGTTACGTGGTCTGCGGTGACTACTGCAGTACCTTCGGTTTCAAACTTAACTGTATAAGTTGAGCCATTGAAAATTCCTGTGCTAGGCATTTTATTCGTTGTTTGGGTTGTTTTTAATTCTATCTGCAATCAGCATGTTGATCAACACGTCCAAGTATCCAAACACTTTGTTGTCGGATTCTGTTGGCGTGATGTTGACCACAAGCTTAATGAAGGCGAGCAGTCCTAGGACCAACTCACCAAGGTTGTCTGTAAACCAATCTGGTGTAATCATATCTATCTTGTTATTCTTACTGTGTAATCCTGGACGCTCACATACAAGCTGCGTTCTGCGCTAACCTCTGTGACTTCGTTAGTGTACTGGATGCTCTGCACTGTGACAGCGCCACCAGACACGCTTACGGTCTTGCTCTTTCGGTCTAGTGCAGCACGTACTTTGTCTGCCAAGTCGTTTGCTGCGGAATATGTAGAGGCCACACTAAACAACTCCACTTGTGCTTCGTCGATTGGTGTGCCGTCTTTTGCGTCTGAAGGGCTGTTGGACACAACGCTGTACACGATATAAGGCGCATCAGCTCCTTCCACTGCAAGCTCTGGATAGATGCGGTTGGTGATGGCTGTGACATCGCTAGAGTCAAGCAACAAGGCGCGTATGGCTAGACCTACTTTCATTTCATGTAGCGTTCGTATTCCTTACGCAGCAAGCGCGTCTGGAGTTGCACCATTCGTTGTTGTGTTGCCTTCTGGCTGCGCTCAAAAATGCCACGACTGCGAGAAGGTCCAAACCCTTGGCCTTGCTCTACAATATTTGCGAACCATCCATTCTGTCTGTTCGTCTTTGTACGACTTTTTGTAGACTTTGGCCCTGCAAATGTGCGCCCACGTTTTACAAAGGTTTTTATGCTTCGTCGCAACGTGCCGCGCTTAATCGTTTGCCTTTTTTCACCACCTCGATATACTTTGATATCGACTGGGCTGTCTTTGATATTGGCACGTAATGACACGTTGTACACCTCTCCCACACGCTTATCAATAGCGCGTAGATTTGCAGCGTCTTTCTCGCTCCATTGTGCCAGCTTATTGAGCTTTTTAAGCACTTCGTCCATGCCTTTGACTGTCACTGTCTGCATCACTCAGATACTACACGTTCAGTAACAAGGTGAAGCTCATTCTTGCGACCAATCTCTTGAATGGCAAGGATGTTGTAGTACTCTGCGCCATACTTTACACGGTCGCTTGCTGCAACGGTGCGTGTGGTGGAGCTACTACGAATGCGCCAGGTAACGCGGTTGATGCTGGTTTCCTGTTCTAGTTGCACGTTGCTGCTGGCGCTCTTA